ATTCCTAAGGATGCTGAATTGATTGCTTATTCTTTAGACTGGGGATATTCAAATGACCCTACAGCTTTAGTAGCTTGTTATAAGTCAGGGCAACAATATTATTTCGATGAATTGATATATCAAACCAAACTAACTAACTCAGATATTATAGACAAACTAATTAAACTCGGAGTTTCTGAGTATTCAGATATAATAGCTGATAGTGCAGAACCTAAGTCAATAGAAGATTTAAGGCGAAGGGGATTTTCAGTAAGTCCAGCTAAGAAAGGACCTGATAGTATTCGTGCTTCAATATCTTTATTACAGGAGATACACTTTAAGGTAACTGAGAATAGCACAAACTTAATTAAGGAGTTAAGAAACTATTGCTGGGATGTTGATAGGGATGGTAATAAAATGCAGAACCCAGTTGATGACAATAACCACGCTATTGATGCTATTAGATATTTGGCAATGAATAAGTTAAGTTCGTTATCGGACTGGATGGACTTTGAATAGATGGCTACAAATTAAAACCAACTGTTTGAATAATGAATATAAATCCTAACCAATGGTTCGGATAACAAAAGTAAAATTTTAAACGTTATATATATATGATTCCAACAAATGTAAACAATTTAACAATAAAGGAGTTTATCGAATACGAAAATATAAGAACTTCTAGTTTAGAAAACATTGATAAGATAATTCAGATAGCTTCGAGCTTTACTGACATTTCGGTATCGGAATACGAGAATATGAGTTTTAACGAACTTGAAAAAGTAAAGAGTAAAGTATTACTACTTATTAATTCAAAACCCAACACAAGGTTAAAGAAAACGTTTTGGCACGATGGTACCAGGTATAAAGCTTGTAAGGATGAAAAGGATTTTAAGACAAATCAATACACAGCTCTGAAGCAATATGAAACCGATGTAATTAATAACTTGCATAAAATATTAGCTTTGATATATGTTAAATGTCCTGTATTCAGTAAGTATAAATTTAACTCCGATAACGTTGATATAATAGCAGATGTTATTTATAATTATGGAAAGGTGGGTGATGTCTATGGGACACTTTTTTTTTACTCGAACAGGTCCGAAAAATTGAAAGCGGATTTGTTGAACTCTTTGGAGGAGGTGCAGAAGGAGATAGCGATACACATGGAAGTAGTGAACAAGGAGTTAAAAGCTTCAGGCGAGAATATGGTTGGTACTTTATAATTGATTCGATAACAGGTGGCGATCCTTTTAAAGAAGATGAATTAATGGAGTGGTCGATTGCTAGGTTTTTAAATCGAATACAATACATGAAACATAAAGCGGAGAGTGAACAATTTGCACAATCAATAAATGAATGAAGTTGAAAAAATATTAGAAGCTTTCGGAACTAAGGTTGTTGAAGATTTGCGTAAAAGCTTATCGGATAAACTACAAGCAAGAGCAGCAAGGTATCAAAGTAAATATAATAGCGGTTCTACTAATCCTGGTGATAGTGCTTTAGGTGCTTCAATTAAATATAGGATAGTAGATTCATCTGATGGAATTAAACTAAACGTTTTATTAAATGATTATTGGGAAGCTGTTGATACAGGTCGTAAACCAGCTGGAGTTCTTAAAGAAGCAAAGATTGATAAATGGATTAAGAAACGTAATATAATATCTAGTTTTATAAAGAGTAATTTAGAAGATAGAATTGAAAATCAAAATAGAAGAAATAAAACTAATCGTGAAACAAAGGTATTGCAGAAATTAACTTTTGCTGAAGCTTTAAAAGCAATGGACTTTTTAGTACGTAGAAAATTACAAAACAAAGGATATGAAGGGAATTATTTTTTTAACGAAGTAATGGAAGATGGAAGACAAGAGAAATTAATAGTTGATATAAGAACAGCATTAAAAAAAGATGTAGAAATAATTTTAAAAACAAATTTAGAAATAAAAACATATGGTGAAAGTGGGATACGATAGTAATGAATATAAAAATAATAATAAAGACAAATAGATATGGCGATAACAATACTTAGTAAACCAACGGATGCATTATATTACGGGTATGTACCTTGTTATAATAATCAATGGTTCGTGGCTTCGAGTTCACAAACAGCTTCAGCTAACTTTAAATATTACATTGTAGTAACGGACTTATTAAGTGGTTATAGTGTAACTGAAAAGTTTTTACCTAATCCAAGTGGCAAGCTTCAATTCGATGCTTCGAAGTTTAGTGAATTATTAATGACTAATTACATTCCTGTTAATGTTTATGGGTTCCAACAAAATACAAGTATTCGTAAGATACGAGTAAACATCGGTGAGATATATGGTTCGCCATTACCAGGCACAATAACTTCGGGAACTGATATTGATTACATTGTTTGGAATGGTAGTTTAGAAATGCTTACGTTTTCTCAATACAATAGTAAAAATTATACTTGGGATTTAAGTACAACTCCTAATCTTAATTATCCTGTTTTGTTATCGGACTTAGCAGATGACTACACGTTTAATAACAGAAGTAACTTTTTATATTGGATGATGCTTGAGGGTCAAACTGATTTACCTAAAATATATTTAAGAACTTATAATGCTTCGGGAACTGTGTTAAATACTTATACGATAACAAATAGTGTAAGCACAGGAACTTATCGAACTAACATGGTATGTATCGATGTCGGTAAAAAGGGAATAGATGGTATTAATGCAACGTATTTAACGGGTGTTGAATATTACGATATAATGGCTGAAATAAATTCAGAAACTGCTCCATTCAAAATCAAAAGATATACAATAAAATGCAGTCCAAGATTTGATGTTTATACACTACATTATTTATCGACTACAGGAGCTTATGAAACTTTGCATTGTAGTAAGGTAGCTGAACTAAATTCTACTAAAACGAGTACAACTTTTAAACGTTCACCTTGGACTAATGTGTCTAATGTAATGACTTTGGATTATTCGGTAGCTGTTGAGCAACCAACTATTGTAAACGTACAAAATGGATTAAGGTTAAATAGTGACTGGGTTACTAAGGCAGAATTATTAAAGTATAAAGATTTGTTTAGTTCTCCTGATGTTAAATTAGATTTGGGAACTGCTCAGGGTTATGCTTCAGTAAAAGTAACTAATGGAAGTTATGTATCTAAGAATAACGATAAGCTTAAAAACTTAACTTTTGATTTATTATTTACTCACAACAACCAACGCCAAAAAGGATGAACGATATAAAGATTTTATTATATACACAAGATGCAACTCCGATTGAATACGATGTAAGTTATATTGATGAGATTCCTATTAGCTTTAACTTTTTAATATCGGACATAAGAAACCCTGATAAAAAGAATGCAAGTTTTTCAAAAACAATAACATTCCCCGGAACTAAAGACATTAATAAATTCTTTGAGTTAATATGGAAGTCAAACATTAGTTTAAATTATTTTAATCCTAATAAGAAATGCGATATATATTATTATGTTAATTCGGTACTTCAGTTTAAAGGTGATTTACAACTAATCAAAATTAACGTTGATGATTCAAGCGGTGAGGTTGTTTATGAATGTAGCTGTAAAGGAACTATCGGAAATGTATTTACAAAGATAGCAGATAAGTTGTTATCGAATCCCGATGATACCTCGTTTACTAACTGTTTAAATTTTAGCACTTATAATCACAATCTAACTTTTAACAACGTAACTAATAGTTGGGCCACATCAATACAAGTAGCTGGTTCTCCTGTTGCATTTGCTTTGGGTAATGGTTATGTTTATCCTCTTATAGATTTTGGTAATCAAGTAATGCCAAGTTCGGGTAATACGTTACCAGTTGCTGAAAGGGATTTTGAGATTAAATACTTTAGACCAGCATTATATAAGAAAACTATTTTAGATAAAATATTTGCGGATGCTGGTTATTCTTATACATCTACATTTTTTAATTCAACATTTTACAAAAGTCAAATCATTCCAACAAGTGGCGATAAGTTTGAAAAAACGGCTCAACAATTAATAGACAATCAATTCTATGTTGGGAGGTCAAGTAATTTTAATGTTGGACCTAATAATGCAGCTTACGTTCCAAGTTCAGGTGGGTGGAATCAATTTACACCAACAACAAATACTATTTTATTTAATGCCACATCTTCGCCTTATAACAATGCTGCGGGTAAGTATAGTTCGGCAACTGGTAAATTCACAAATACTTATGCAGCTTTTAAATATGTAAATTATAATATTGAAGCGGTTATCAATTTAGATTTAGATTTAATATATACGGGTGCGGGTTCGCCAACTTATGTATCTTTTTTAGGTAATAATAGAAAAATATTTTATACTATAAAAGTTAATAACGTTGTTGTTGCTTATGAAGAATTTGTATTTAATCCATTTGTTGCTTTTGATCCTAATGCTTTTTATCCTTTAAGTATCGGAAATATAGAAAGAAAAATATCACTGCCAGCATTTGCTTTATATGGCGGTTTAGATGTTAAGGTTGATATTGGATGGAATTTAGAATTTGCTTTTTTTGATGTTGGTCCTTTATATAATCCTATTGCAGCAAGTTCAGCTCAAGTAACAGCAAAGGTTAAAAGTGCAAAAACATTTTTCTCAGGTAATTATGTAAATACAAATATTGATGAAGATGATTTAGTAGATTTAAACAAAGTATTACCGATTAATATTAAACAAATAGACTGGTTAATGTCGGAGTTTAAATTGCATAATCTTTATATGGTCCAGGACAAAACAAATGAATATAATTACTTTATTGAAGATAGGGAGAATTTTTATAGTGGCTCAATAGACTGGTCTGATAAAAGAGATTACTCAATGAAGCGTGAAGTGTTGCCAATAGGTGAACTTGATTTTTTACGATATGAATTAGAGTATAAAGAAGATTCAGATTACTTAAATGATAAGTATCAAAATGATTATAAAGAAACTTTCGGTAAACATATAGAGTATGTCGATAATGATTTTATTAATCAAACAAAAGATGTAAGTGTAATTTATTCGGGAACTCCTTTAAAAGGTAACTATGTAAATGGCTTAGTGATACCAACTATTTATAAAGTAGAATCAGGTGCAATTAGTCCAATACAATCAAATATAAGATCTCTTTATTATGGTGGTTTAATTGCTATGAATTATGGCAGTTGGAAGTTATGGTACACAAACGGTAATACATCAACAACTTATACTACCTATCCATTTGCTGGGGATTGTGATAATCCTTATAATCCTACAATTACTTTAAATTGGGACACACCGCACGAAGTTTATTATACTTATCCTCAAGCAACTTATACCGATAACAATTTGTATAATAGGTTTTATTCTCGAATGATAAATCAATTAACGGATAAAAACTCTAAGATTGAAAGGCGATATTATAATTTAAGTGCTTACGATATTAAAAACTTTGATTTTAGAAATGTAGTTTGGGACGATGGGTATTATATAGTAAATGCCATTAAGGATTACAACTTTATGAAGCCACAATCCACAATGGTTGAGTTATTAAAGTTAACTGATTATGCTGTATTTATTCCTGATAACGATATTGATTTTAGTGGAGGTAATGCGGGCGGTGATGGTATGGTTTTATCACAAATGCAAAATTTAAGTTCTGCAAATGGAAGTAATATTAATTTCGGTTATAATAGTAATATAGTAGGGGGTGATAATAACTTTGTAGCTTCAGGGGCAAATAGCGTTACGCTAACTAACTCAAATAATGTAGTAGTAGAATCATCAGTAAGTAATTTTACAGGCGTTAATTTAACAGCCAATAGCACAATAACAAGTGGAGGTATTAACTTATCGGATGCCATTACAATAGATAATTCAAGTGGAAGTTATTTAGCAAAAATTAATACAAGTCAAGTAGTAAAGAAGTCAATAACCATAACAGCCGATTATACCATTGATGGAAGTTGTACTTTCTTTTATGTAAGTGCTACAGCTGGCAATGTAAAGATAACTATCGACCCGACTTTATTTATTGATTACGAGTTTACATTCTTTAGAACTGATTCAAGTGCAAATACAGTAAAGTTATACGGGGTGGCATCGGAAACATTAAACGGGGTGGCTTTACCACAAACAATAATAACAGGGCAATATTCAATAATAACAATTAAATCAAACGCAACTAACGTATTTATAATATAATTATGGCAAAAGAGGAAATAGGATTTAACGTAACTGTTGGAGGAGTAGAAAAATCAATCAGTTCTTTTAAAGATTTAAAAACAGCAATTAAGGCGGCCAAGGATGAACATGTAGCAATGTCTGAAAAGTTTGGTTCTACTTCAGTTGAAGCAACTGAAGCGGCAAAAAAAGTATCGGCATTAAAAGATAAAGTTGATGATTTAAACGATTCTAGTAAAACATTAAAGGGTACTGGCTTTGAAATGTTAAAAGGTGGATTTAGTCAAATTCGTGAGGGTTTGATGAATTTAGATTTTGACAAAGTAAAGACTGGTATAATATCTATGACTGAAGGATTCAAGTCAATGGGTAAATCAGCATTAGAAAGTTTAAAAACAATTAAAGGAGCTCTTATTGCAACTGGCATTGGTGTTTTCCTTGTTGCATTAGGAACTATATATGCTTATTGGGATGACATTAAAGGAGTAGTCGATGGTTTGACACCTGAATTAAAAAAGCAAAATGATTTAGCAAATGAAAATTTAAAAACTCAACAAGATAAATTAAATGCAATAAGTGGCCAAGAAAATATATTAAAATTACAAGGCAAAACTGAAAAAGAAATATTGCAATTAAAAATGAAGCAAACTGATGAAGCAATTATAGCATCGGATTTAGCAATAGCACAAGCAGAACAAACTAAAATTGCACAAGTTGAAGCGTCAAAAAGAAATAAAGATATTCTACAAGGTTTAATAGCTGTAGTATCTGGACCAATAACTCTTTTATTACAAGGTATAGATTTAGCTGGTAAAGCATTTGGTAAAGATTTTGGATTAGCAAAAGGTTTTACAGGAGGTTTAGCAAAAATGGTATTTAATCCTGAAGAAGTAGCATCTGAAGGTGATAAGGCAATAGAAGCAGCAAAGGCTGTAAATGCTAAATTAAAAAATGATAGAGCTGGATTACAATTATCAATTAATGCTATAGATAAAAAATCAGTAGAAGATAATAAAAAAACAAATGAAGATAAAGTACAAAATTCAAAAGAAGCTGTAGATAAACAAGTAGACTATCAAGTTGAATTACAAGGTAAATTAAAAGAATTACAAACTCAATTAATAGCAGACGAACAAGAAAAAGAACAAGCAATATTAAAAAACAAATTCTTAGCGGACCAAAAAGACTTATATAATAAAGGAGCAAATGCTGAATTATTAAAAGCTTTAAATGATAATTTTGAAAAAGATAAGTTAGAAATAAGCAATAAATTTAAAAAAATAAAAGAAGATAAAGAATTACAAACTAAATTATCAAACTTAGAAAGTGGTTATCAATTAGAATTAGAAAAAATAGAAAATAACGATTTACTTAAACTACAAAAAGAACAGGAGCATCTTGAACAGGTTTATCAAATAAATATTGCAAACGCAAAACTTTTAGGAATTGATAAAACTGACTTAGATAATAAAAATGGAAAAGATAAAATAGCACTTGAAAAAAGAATAGCAGCCGAAACTAAAAAAATAAAACAAGATGAAATAAAACAAGGTTTTGAGAATGTTAAAAACGGATTACAAGCAGCTCAGGGATTATCAGATATATATTTTACTATCAAATCTGCAAAAGTAAAAAAAGGTAGTAAAGAAGAAGAAGATTTAGCTCGTAAACAATTCAACGTTCAAAAAGCATTTAACTTAGCAAAGGTTGGAATGGATGGGTATATGGCAATATCTAATATTATAGCAACAACTCCAAAAGCAGACTTTGGTATTTCAACTGGTATCTTATTAGCAGCTTCAGCAATTTCAACAGCAGCTAACTTAGCAAAGATAGGAGCGGCACAATTTGAAGGTGGAGCTGGTGGCGGTGGCGGTGCAAGTCCTGAATCGGCTGTAAGTATTCCATCAACAACAAGTCAAGCTCCCGCAATATATGGACCAGGTCAAGGACAATCAACTACCTTTAGTGGAAATCAAAATAATAACTTTGCTCCAGTTAAAGCCTATGTTGTAGAAACTGAAAACCGAAGTACAACAAATAGAGTAAACAAATTAGTATCGGAATCAACATACGGATAAATTTAAACGTTATTACATTATGGAATTACCAATTAAGAAAGCAATAATAGATGTCGAAGATTCCGAGATGGGATTAAAGACAGTTAGTTTAGTTAGCGATCCAGCAATTCAAATAAATTGGATTAAGTTTAACAAACAATCTGAAATCAAATTAGCAATTCAAAACGAAGACAAAAGAATTATATTTACACCGGTACTTATACCAAATCAATTAATTTATCGGAATATAGCGGGTGAGGAATTTAACTTGATGTTTGATAAAGAAACGATTGAATTAGTAGAACAAAAATGGGTTAAAGATAATTTAAGCAGTGCTGTAGATATTGAGCATTCAAGTAAATTAATAGATGGGGTTACATTCTTTGAATCAGTATTATTAAACAATGAAAGATTTGCAACAGCTAAAGGCTTCGAAGGATTGCCAGAAGGAACTTGGTTTCTTACGGGCAAGGTTGAATCAGATGATGTATGGACAAAAATTAAATCGGGTGAGGTTAATGGCGTTTCGATTGATGGGTTATTTAAAACTGCTGAAGTAAAAAAAGTAACTATGTCAGACGAACAAATAATAAAAATAATAAACAATTTAAAAACTTTAAACGTTATATAAGCATGGAAACAAATGTTATCTCAAAAATTAAAGACTTTATCATAACTAAACTTAGTGTTGATGAACGTGTGGCCTTAGAAGGTCTTAATCCAGTTGCTGCACTATCTACAATGCCAACTGAAGAAAAAAAACCAAGTACCGAGCAAACTCCTGAAGTTAAATTAAAAGAAGCTAAAACAGTTGATGGTTTAGTATTTGCTTATGATGGTGAACTAACTATCGGAACTGCAATAATGGACATTACAAGTGGAACTGCTAGTCCAGTAATGGATGGCGAATACACAATGGAAGATGGCAACATCGTAACTATTGCAAGTGGAGTAGTAGCTGAGATTGCTAGTAAAGCAGAAGAAGCTCCTGAGTTACCTGAAGTAGTTGAATCGGAATTAAAATATCCTAAAGAAATGGATACTAAAATGAGTGCGATGCAAGTATCTTTAGAAAGTCAAATATCTAGTTTGAAAAAACAAGTTGTTTTGCTTAACAAAGTAGTAAACGAAATTTTAAACACACCAATACAAAATGAAACTAAGGTTTCTAAAAATTGGGAAGAATTAAGTTCTTTAGAAAAATTTAGACTAACAAAATAATTAATTAATAATTTAAAACAAAATATAAAATGGCAATTTCAGCAACAATAGTAGACATCAGAGGTAAAGCGGTTGAGCCGATTATCGAAGAGATTTTATTTGCAAATGATACTGTAAATAAGAATTTAGTAACTTTAGCAACCGACATTAAGAGCGACACGATATTTACTGAATCGGATAACACCGTAACAGCTCAAGCATTTGCAAGTGGTGCTCCAAGTTCATCAGGAACTTTTGGATTAGTTGATACTTTGATTACTCCAACTAAAATAATGTACTACCAAGAATTTGATCCTAATGCTTTACGTTCTTCACGTTTCAACAGAACAATGAAGCCAGGTGCATGGGAGATTGAATCAAGTGAATTTGGTTCAGTAGTATTAAAGTCTTATGGTAATTTAATTGCAGAAGATTTACAATCTAAGTTTTGGAATGGTGCAACAAGTGCTACACGTACTGCAGTTGCAGCTTTAACTCCAGGAACTGCTCAGAATCAAGTTAGTTCAGTTGAACAAGCATTAGTTGCTTCAGGTTCAGCTTCATTACTTGATGGTGTTGCAACTAGAATGATTTATAATGGTGGTGCTTTAGGAACTCGTATTAAAGTTTTAGGAACGACTATATCTAGTACTAATATCCAAACTGAATACGCAAAAGTGTACGCAGCTATCCCAGCAAGAGTTATTAATGGTGCAGTTAAGCCATTTATTTATGCTCCTTATTCTCACAAACAATTTATAAACATTTATAACGTATCTGCTACTTACCGTGATTTATTCGCAGTAACTAATTTAGGTCAACCAACTGAAGCTTATTTCTACAATGGAATTCAAATTCAATTCGTGCCTTTAGCTGAGAACGTTGTTGTAGCTGCAAGACCAGATTATATTTACTGGTGTACTGATTTAGTGAGCGATATCAATAAGTTTGAAGTTAACAAAATTGCTTTCAACAGAGAAGATATGTTTGTAAAAAACATCATGACAATCTTCGCACACGTTGTGAATCAAGCAATGAATGTTCTTTACGTAGGATAAAAATTAATGGAGGGGCAACCCTCCTTATTATAAACAAATTAAAATTATAAAATTATGCCATGTGTATTAACAAGCGGTTATACCTTTCTAGGTTGTAAAGGTGGAGCTGGTGGAATAAAAAAAGTTTACATTACTGAATTTGAAAACAACTCAGGAACTGGTTATGCTTTTACAGCAACTGCTGGAGTGGTTACAGCTTATACTTTAGCTACTGGCAAGAAGTACCGTGTTTATTCTCTCGATAAAGAGATGGGAATGTTTACAAGTCCTGGTACTTATACTCCAGCTTCAGGAACTATTTCATACGAACCACAAATTGATTTCACTATTAAAAAATTAACTTCTACAGTTATTCAAGAAATTCAATTAGTTGCTCAAAACGTATTGACTATGATGGTTGAAGATATTAACGGTGATTATTGGTTATTTGGTAAGGATCAAGGAATGGATTTATTAACTTGGAGTACTGAAAGCGGAACTGCAATTACTGACATGAATGGACACAAACTTTCTTTTAAAGGTAAGGAGATAGCTCCAATTTACAAAGTAACAAGTACTTTAATTGCTAACTTAATAGCTTAATAAGTAACTTTTTAAAGTTTAGCTCAGGCCCGTAAGCTTGGGCTTTTTTTTTAAATAACAAATTGATATATTTGTACGTTATATAAGTATGATAACAATTAATAAGAATAATAGTAATACAGTTATCTTAACATTACAGGAGAAATGTTTATTAGCAAATCCTTATTTTTTATTTCAGTTTAAAAACGTTCAAACAAATACATCACAATATTTTTTACCAGCGGACATAAGCACACAAAAGGAACGATATAATGAATTTATAATAGTTGAAACAGCAACACCAACAACTGCTCAGATTTCATTAACAGTAGGCGATTACGAATATACGATATACGAACAAGTAGGCAATAGTAATACTAATCCAACGGGATTAAATGTAGTGGAGGTGGGTTATGCAACTTGTTTTGATTTAACAAAAATTACATTTAAAGAATATCAAGGTGGAGCAATAACTAACAAGGTTTACAATGGCTAAAAAATTAGAAGTATATAATGACATAATTACTATTAAGATGGATGTTAACCAACTTCCTACTTATAAAATTGATACTGCTGGAGAATTTGTTAAGTGGGGCAAAGATAATAACTTCCCTAAAGAATTATTAAATTCTTACAACAATCATCCTGAGCATGCTGCTATTGTAAAAGGTAAAGCACGTTATCTTAGCGGACTGAAAATAGTGCCAAGTCAAGATTTACCACAAGTTCAACAATTTTTAGCCAAGGCAAATAGATTTGATTCATGGTATGAATTAAGAAAAAAATGTGATTCCGATAAGGCTATATACGGAGGGTTCGCATGTCAAGTAACTACAAATTTAATAGGCCAACCGATTGAGTTTTACCATTTAGATATGGGCAAGATAAGACTAAGTGCAGATAATTGCGGAGTTTGGTATTCAGAAGATTGGACTGCTAAAAGTTACCATTTAAAGAAAACTTACTTTCCATTTTATAAGGATGGGTTTATAGGTGCCTCAATTTACTATTCTAAGGACTTCACACCGTCTTTAAATGAATTAGATGGCTTATATCCTTCACCGGATTATTCAAGCGTTCTATTGGACATAAATACCGATATTGAGATTAGTAACTTTTTTCATAGTTTAGTAAAGAATGGATTTAGTGCTGGTCATATTATAACTTTCTTTAGTGGTAAATTAACACCTGAAGTTAAAGAAGATATCAAAGAAAGATTCCAAGAGAAACATCAAGGCACTCAAAATGCTGGTAAGGTAGTTTTATCATTCACTAATCCTGATGGCAAAGGAGCAGAAGTTGTAAATGTAACTCCTACAGGTTTAGCAGACCAATACGAAGCGTTAAATAAAAGAAACCAACAAAAGATAATAACAGGACATAACGTGCCAGGAGTATTGTTTAAAATCAAAACTGAGGGTACTTTAGGCGATAGAAACGAATTAGATTTAGCACACGAATTATTTATTAACGAATATGCTAAAATTGAACAAGTAGCTTTTAATAAGTTTATTGATAAAATGTTTAAACTAAAAACTGGTTTAGATATTACATTTGAAGTAGAACAGGTTCAGCCAATAGGCAAAGAACTTCCATTAGAAAATCAAAATGTTATCAATGCTTTAAATGCTAGAGATACTAATATCGTAACGAATTATATAATTGAAAAATACGGATTAAAGATTGAAGCTGCAGAAATTGGCACTCCGAGTGCAACTGTAGTACAAGAAGAAATACAAGTAAACGAACACCTTAAAAACTTAACAGGTAGACAAAGACAAAATCTTTTTAATATAGCCAACAAGTTAAAGAAGGGTGATTATACAGCGGACCAGGCTTTGATAATGATTAAAACAGGGTTTGGATTAAGTGATGCGGATGCTTTAACGTTCTTAGGAATAGCTCAGGATGAAATGAATAATGAGGTTGTAAAAGTTCAACAATCATCTGATAAAGAAAAAAGATTTATTGAATGGGTAAAAGCAAATGCTGTAGATGTAGATGATGATGATGAAATAATAGACCTTGAATATGTAAACTTTAAAGATTCAAAACAAGTTCTAAGATTCGAATTATCAAAACAAAAATTATACACAGCCAATAGATTACAATTATCAGTTACTGATTTAAGAAATGCAATATTAAATCAATTTAAAGGTAATCCATTTGCAAAACCTGAGGAACTTGCTAAGTCATTAAATGTAGATATTGAAAAAATAAATACTGAAATAACCTGGTTAAAAGAAAAAAAACTAGGTAGCTTCTTAGATGGAATATTTACACCAACTCAAAAAGGTTTAGATAAAGATACTGAAGATTATGATACCGAAATTTATACAGTTTATAAATACGATAAAAGACCTGATGTAAGTGGACCTAAAAGATTACCAACAACAAGGGAGTTCTGTTTACAAATGATGATTGAAACAAGTGGTCGAGAAACTGTTGACGGTAAGAATGTAGCACGAAGATTAACCTACGAACAAATAGATGCTTTTACCAACGAGTTTGGGGAAAGTGCCTGGGATTTCAGAGGTGGATTTTATAATGATGGAACTGAAACAACTCCTTGGTGCCGCCACATTTGGGTAGGTGAAACTAGGATAAAACGTAAAAAGAAATAACATGGCAACACTTTGGATAGGTCAAGATTATTTAATTAGACATTCGGTTATTGATGACAATACCGAGTACGATAAGATAACACCAGTTATTGAATTGGTACAAGATAAATATATACTTCCTTTATTGGGAACGAGTTTATATAATACTATTGAAACTCACATTTTAGCTTATATAAATTCAGCAACTACTATTCCTGCAGCTTACAAAACATTAATAGATAACTACATTTTAAAAATGATGGTTCACTATATTATGTATGAAAGCTCACCAACGTTTAAATTCCGATATGCAAATAAAGGCATAATGACAAATAGCAGTGATAATGGGCAACCAATACCTACTAATGACATGGAATATTTAATGAATATTTGGAAAACAAATGGTGAGATGTACGGAGATAGAATGATAAAATATTTAAACTATAATAACTCAACATACCCAACTTACAATAATAATACAGGAGCGGATATATTCCCTGAGCGAAATGCTTACGATGTAGACATTTATTTAGGGACTAGAATTTTAGGTAAAAAAGATTATAGCAATATTCAAGATAACCGAGATAACCCAGTATGGCAATAAGAAAAAAAACAAAGATTGAAATTAAAAAGTACATTAAAAAAAATAAGAAATTAATAGATGTTTACCTTAAACAAATTAATATCAACAATAGCAACGTACTCAACTGCTCACAAGCAAATTAAGACTTGGTATTTTGG